CGTGTCGGCCGCTGCGACGCCATACGTCGTCATGAAGTATCCGAATCTTTCGGCGGCGACTTCGAGCCCGAGGGCTGTGTATTCGATCAGTCCTGCGATCCCTTCCTCTTTCGCGATTTGATAAAGGGCCTTGATCCCGTCCGCGATCGCCTTGCCGAGCCTCTGGGCGTAGGGCAAAAGGAAATCGATTGCATTTTGCAAGTCGAGCAATAAAGGCTTGAGGGCGTTGTTGATTGGCTTTGCAAACTCCGCGAGTAGGAAATCCCATTTGCCTTTGACCGTCGAGATCATGCCGTTGAATGTCTGAGACGACGCGAGAAGCATGTTTTCGTACTTGCGCAAATCGTCAGTCACGACTTTCCACATTGTCGCCTGATCCGCTCCCGCTGCCGACAAGGCTTTGAGTTGTACCCCTGCGCTTTGACTTAAAACGGGGATCTCGATCATGAGCCTCCGCAATGCTTCGCCGTCTGGTTTGCCTAATTTGAGAGATGCATACAATCGGGAAAACGTGCTTGTGACTTCGATGAGCGGTTTGTTTGCGATCTTTGCCGCGGCTCCGATCAGCTTGAGGTTTTCATTGTTGGCGAGATCCTCTTTTCCTGCCGAATAAAGCAATTTGTCGGCCTCGATGACCTCCGTCGGCGAGAATGGGGTTTCGTTGCTGAAATTGACGAGATCCGTCATTCTTTTCTCTGCCTTGCCCATGTCTCCCATCATGAAAGCGAGTTGCAATCTTGCGTCTTCGAGACTTGCCGCGATCGGGGATCCTTTGCTCCAAGCTGAAAAGAGCCCGGCCGCGCCTGCGATTGCTACTGTTGCCGCCGCGGCCATTGCGATCAATGCCGCTGTCACGGCTGCGACGACCCCCAAAAGGACGAGAAGAGCTCCCCCAGTTGCCACGGTGCCCGCTCCTAGGGCTGCGACGCCTCCCCCGGCGGTTCCCGCTGCGCCCCCAAGTGCTCCGACGCTCCCGGCTGCACCCCCGGCTGCGCCCGTGAGGCCTGACATTGTTCGCCCGAGGCCTGTGACGCCGCCGATGAGTGATCTTGTCCTGTTGATTAGACGCCCAAATTTGCCCTCCATGAGCCCCGCCCCGTCTGCGACGTTGAGCAATGAGCCTCCCATCGCTGAGATCCCTGAGCGGGCCGCTTTGGCCTTGCTCCCCATCGATGTGACTGACTTCCCGGTTTTGTTGGCGTGCTTGTCGAGCTTCCCAAGGTTTTTCTCTGCCGAATTTCCGACCTTGTCGAGCCCGGTGTCGAGTTTTTTGAGTTCATTGAGTGCCCCTTTGGCCTCAATTTCGACCCCCATGTTTACTATATCCGCCATTTGATTTTTTGGTGTCTTTTAAAACGTGCTCAAGATATACCGTGTCGGCCTCTCTGATCACAGCTAAAAAACGCAATGAGTCGCAAAAACCCGCGGCGTTTGCGTATGCGAGAGCGTCGCTCACAGAAATCGGGCACGGGCCCATTCCGACCCCCCGGGACGCTGAAAGGTGAAAGAATGCAACGACAAGCTGAAATTGCGCTTCCGTGATACATTCTCTTTGTGCAAGTGCGGCCGGGGGATTTTCGGGATCATCCTCGAGCATTTGCTCGAACGTCTCCACGTATTCGCCCCATCGCAATTGCCATTTTACTTCTTTTTTACGGCTTCGGCTTCGGCCGTCAAACTCTCCCGCTGATAGTTTGCATGCTCCTGCGCCTGATCAGCAATGAAATCTCGAATTGCTGGCACCTTTAAAACGAGCTCGATATTCTCGGGCGTGCAAGGGAGATCCTTGCCCTTGTTTTTCAGTCCCTTCCAATCAACGACGATCGCGTCCCTCATGCATTGCATTGTGATCATCCTCGCGGCTGCGATCGACTTTGCTTGATCCCCTTTTAGCTTGCGGCTGTGCTTTTGCATTGCCCGGGTATATTCTTTGCATTCTGTCGACCTGATCAAGAAACTGGTTTCCTCGTCGAAATTGATCCATACGCCATTCTCCACGGCGTCCGATACTGGCAATACTTTGTTGATGTCCATGTTTGTTTTTTTGCTGTGATTAGTGAATATCGAAAACGATTTGAGTTCCTGTGACGGGATCGAGAATCGCTTGAATGTCTGTGTTGACCATCACGTCGGAGTCGATCCCCTCGATGCTCGAGTTGCCGCTCGGGAATTTGATCCTCGGGAGGTAAATCGAGATTGTGCGCCCGGCTGTGTCCGTGACCGTGAAGTCGATCGAAATGTCGTCGTGATCGTCGACCTTTGTCAAGAAATCATTGTTTCGGAAATACGCGTTGAGAGTGCCTGTGATTTCGCAACGACCCATGCCGATGTCAAAGTTGCCCTCATACGATAAGCAATCTTTTCCTCGGAGGTTGTTTGCAATCTCGAGAGTGAGCGTTTTGAAACATTCTGTTGTCGCGGCCGCGTCGACTGCGACGGTTCCCATATTTGAGGTTCCATTGAGGATGTCGCCGACTGGCGCAGGATCGTATCCGTCGCCGTCAATACTGATATCCGTCTTTGCCCCGGTGAGCCCGAGAAATGACAAGGATCCCGTGACGATTGCCTTGCTCTCGATATTCAAAGAGAGGGTATCTCCGACCATTCCAGAGAATTGCTGAAAAAAGTCCTCGCCGTCGTTGTTGAGCACGCGTTTCTCGATTGTCATACTCTTTCGAGTCACTCCGTTCCTGATGCTGTTGCAATCGATTGTCCCTCCTGTGACGGCTTCGGCTGAGTTGAATGCCCCGGCAACGAAAGTCAATTGAGATCCGTCTCCGAGCTTGCTGACGACCCGCTTGACTCCGTTGTTGAGTGTATCCACGGCCCCGCCGACTTTGACGGCTGCGCCAACTGGAACGTCGTCAAAATCGCTTGCGGCCCCGGTGATCGTGCTTGCGGTGTCGTCGACTGAGAAATTGCCAGTAAATGCAAGCGTCGAGTAATCGGCTTGCAAGGCGTATTTGAGCATGTCCTCGAATTGCAATACTGAGAGCTCAAAATCGATTGATCCGCTCGATTGATTATGAACTTTGACGAGATCCGGGATTTGACGATCGCTTCGGATTTCGTCGGAGGTGATCGCCTCTTTTTCTGTGATGATACTTTCGCCCGTCATTCTGACCAGTTTGTATCCTGCCGTCGGGGCCGTTCCGAATGTGACTTCTGGCGCATAGGCCAGTGAGGCTAGATTTGAGTCGCTCATGGTATTGTGTTTTTCTTGTTTTTGGTTGTGCTATTATCGCGAGGTATATCGAGAGATGCCGTCGGGCTGTAAATATAGAAATTCTCCGCCGGGCTGTCTGTATAGATAAGAGACTTCGATTGCAGTCAATTCACTATCGCCGATTGCGTCGATAGTCACGGCAAAAATCTTGTATCCGTCTTTTACTCCGCCATCAATGACCGTCGACGTCCGTGTTTTGAGTGTCGTGCTCGTATCTGGCGAAATGTAATTTTGGTTTTCGAGGGCCGCTAATGCGTCGGCCGCTTGATACGCGGCCTTTGTTCCGCGATCCATTGGCAAATAAATTTGCACGCCGAAAATGATCGGCGTCCGCCTCATGTATCCGCCAATGCATGCGTTTGATGTATTGCCCGTAATTATGGTGAACCGGGCCCAAGGGGCTTCCGGGGGCTTTATCCTGCCATCGTTGGGCCATAAAACGGGCATTCTGTCGTTCCACACAGCCAAAAATGCCTCAGTCGCGAGTGTCCGTATGTTTTCGTGATGGCTCATAGATTCTTGAGTGTATGCTCGATTTCGACTTCGACCTCCGCGATCGAGATCCGCACCATCCCCCCCGCGGCTTGATTGCTCCCGCCTGACTCGAGGTTGCTCATATAGTCGAGTGCGCTTGTGATATAAATCGGCTTTTTGCCGTAATCGCTATATTTCGAGATGCTCGGAAATTTGATTTTCGGATCCGTCGGAGGGTTTGATTTGCCCGCGTGCTCGCCCTTGCCCTCTCCCATAGATCCCGGGATTGATTCGTTCGGCTTGCCGACTGCGAGGTTCCAACTCGCCCGGGCCCGACCTGTGTCGACTGGCGTCCGGGCTGTTATTTTCTCCCATAGGCTGAGAGCGACCCATCTGATCAGCTTCCCGATGTCGGTTGCGGCTTTCTCGCTGACTTTCTCCAAGTCGGATTTGAAGGCGATCACGTTTTGAGTATTTGTGCCCATTATCTCGCGACGATAAATTTGTTTGTTGCTCCGACTGGATCCGTCTCGACGGCTGTGATCCCGTATTTGACATTCCCGAGCTGAATCTCGGCCCGGGTATCCGAATCGAGGTATCCCGTATCGGCCGATTTGATGAGAAAAACCTCGTTGATCACGCTCCCCGATGTTGCTTTCGACATTTGGCTCGAGCGACTTGTGTCCGCTGTAAATTCACGCTCCGAATATTTCAAGGCTGAGACTTGGATTTCCGTTTCCCAGTTGATCGTCGAGGTTTCCGTCACGGGGTCGTATCCCGATCTTTCGGGGTTGAGCCTGAGAGTCACGGTTTGCCATGCCTGATCCGCCAATCCTTGCGCAATATCGTATCCTTTTTCGGCTAGTGCTCGAATATCCATTTTTTACCTTGTGACGTTTCCGAGTGAGAAACTCTTGTTTGAGTTGCCGCTTTTCACGACTCCGTATCCCGGGAGCATGTGATTGATAAAGTCGGGGACGATTTGTGTCCCGAGCTTCTCGAAGAAACTGAGGACAACGGCCCCATTTCCGACGTTCAATGAGCTGAGGTTTGCTTCTGAGGGGTCAACGGCGACCTTACCTCCCTTGGCATGCAAAAGGATCGCCATCTCGCAACACGCCTCTTTTACGGGCTTCGGGACGACGTCCTCGGCGATCGCGATCCCGTCAACGACGACCTCGAGCCGGGGCCATGCGAGACATTGAGTATCGGTTGCCCGGATCCCTTTCCAATTGACCGCGCTCGTGAGTTGTCGGCTTGCGCTTATGATCGCGGCTTTTTTGATCTCGACGTTCGTCTCGTCGATCCATGTCGACGACGTGAGTGAGGTTTCGGCGTATGCTTCGACCTCCGCCTCTGTGACGTAAGAGTTGGCGGTTGCGAGCCCGGATCCGTCTTCTGGAATGATTGTTAAAGGCATGATTTTTTCGTTTATTGGTTTTTACCTATTCCCCGGCCCTTTGTCACTGAGCTTTTACGTTTTGGGCGTTTTTGATGATTCTGCCGCGTGCCATACCGCGCGATCTTGCCGTTCTCTGTGATTGCCGATTTCGTTCGTCAAGTCTCTCAGGGCTGATGAGAGGTTGTCGTATGTCTCCCGGTGTTCCGTTCTGTCGACGTGCCTTTCTTCGCGCTCGTCTTTGAGGATCGTCGAAATGAATTTTGAGTGAGCATTGTCTTTTTTGTTCAAAACAATGAAAAACGTCGCGAGGGCCCCAAAAAGAGCAAAAATGACGAGACCCAAGAGCCCTCCGTTTTCCGCCCAAATTTTCGCATCACCCATCGCGACTGTGTAATTTATTGACGACATGATAAAGATGCAAGGTTGTGATCGATGTTGAGAAAAACATGATTGCCCGGGCTGAGTAAGTGTATGACTCGTGAATAAACTCGAGGTGTCCCGTCATGGCCGCAATTGCGAATGCTAGGGTTCCGAGCCCGAGGATCCCTTCGGCGAAAAGCTGATAAGTGAGGCTTTTTGTGAGGATCATGCCCCCTCCCGTCATTCTTTTCGAGTGTCCGTAAAAACTGGCCGCGACGTATATGCTGAGGAATACGGTTAAAAGCCCCATGATCACGATCAAGGCTGAGACTATTTGCAAATTTGTCATTATTGTGTGAAATTGCCGTCTTCATAATACCCATGTTTGCGATCTTTGATTCTTGGTTCGTTGATAAGATAGTATTTAAAAGTCTTTTGTTCAAACCTTTCCATGAGCATTTTGACGGTATTGTAAAAAGATGCCCATTGTTTCGGCGGGACTGTCTGGCACCCGGCCGAGCTCGTTGTCGAGTATCCGCCTCGGTGTAAGTTGATCCAAAATCTCGAGTTCGAACGATCGACAAAAAGGCTTGATGTCCCCTCGACCCGCTTGCCGTTGCCTGTGCCCCCGTCCCGGCGGACGACGACGTTGCTCGCTTGTCTGAATGCCGAATGCCCGCTCTTTCTGCCATACCCATGAAACCCCGGCTTGTATGTCACGATTTGAGGGCTCTCGAGGCTTGCTCTCCCGCTCTTGTATCCGCTCGGATCCGTGTTGAAATTGTAACTCAAAAAGCAATCGGGCCCGAGGATGAATACGGCGTCGTCATAAATGCCGCGATCGTTCTTTGCCTCTTTGCCCATTGAGTCGAGATAATACCCCCGGACGCCGATGATCGAGACTTTGTCGGCCTCGAGCGGCGTGTCGATTTGGCCTTTGTACCATTTTCTGATTTTTGCCTCCGTTGCTTGAGGCTTGCTGAAAGGTAAAAATCTCATAAGTGATCAGTGAGTTCGTGTGTTGTTGGGGTTCGGCCTCCGAGCATGAATACGAAATCGGCCAATCTTTCGGCGTGCTTTCTGTATGTGAGAAACCCGCCGAGCTTGAGCCCGGCCATGATCTTCCATCTTGTCCAAAGAGAAACCGGGCACCAATGATCACGCATTGCCCGCTGCAAAACTTGATCGGCGCAATGTTGCCCGTGAGGCCCGAATGTCTGGGCCCGGTATAGCCAATCGTGCACGACGGCCGGGCCGTTTGAGTTTTGGATTGCGCTGACTATTGTTCGAACGACTCGAGGTATGCTGTAAAGATCCGTGACAAATCCCTCGGGGACGACGATCTCCCCGACCTCGACGTCGTGATATACATAATCGTGTAAGAGTTTCCATTTTCCCTCTCCGACCTCCCTGACGTCAAGGTGCTCAGGAAATCTCTCGTTGAAGTTGTCGAGGTGTTGGTGATCATGCATTTTTATAGAGAAAAAATAAGAGAGCATAAATGAGCGTCATGATTAAAGCCCACCATACAAAAGCGGCGGCTGCGTCGTTGTCGTCCATATTGTCTCATTGCTTGATTAGTCTTTCCACCCCGCATCAGCGTTGCAGGTTGTTCCAAAGTTTGTGCCATTATTCACGCCCACTGAATCCTCCAAATCACCACCTACCCACTTGGCAACTAGATGATCAGTCACATCAGTCCCGCTTGCAAGGTTGCTTACCTCCGTGCTGGTCAAAATGTCATTGTAGACACGCATATCCGCCAACAAGCCCGTGTAATATCTGTCATCTTGCAAGGCTCTTTTACCGACAAAAAAATCAGAATTAGAAGAGTCGTAAGTTCCCCCGATTGGGGCATTGTTTTCAGTAACCCCCACATCAATTCCATCAATATACATGATAGGGTTGTTTGCGTTGCTTGTGTTATCATAAGTGACGCAAACGTGCTGCCATGTTGGGGTGGTGTTTAAGGATGAGTTGCTCGTCCAGATGCCATCGTCACCTGATATGCTTTGTGCTAAACGTATTGCCCCACCTTCTTCCAAATCAAGAAACATATTGCCAATCCCACTAATCTCATCACGAGGGCCCATTATCCATTGCTTATTTGCTGGAGTCGTGTCATCTGCCAAAATCCAAAAAGCAAAGGTAGTGGTTGTTAGGTTGTCCAAACTTGCATCACTGCCAAAATTGACATATGAGCTTCCGTCATAATATCGGGAGTTACATTCAGCGGCAAATCTGTAAGGGTTGATAATCATGTTAGATGGGATCTACGGGGGGAGTTGGGGGAGTTGGCAAAGCTGATATTGCTGCCGAAAATTGAGCTTTTACACCGTTAAAAGTGGCAAGCTTTGTTGGATTGCCTTTGATAACTTCAAATGGATCTATGCCGTCTACAAGTGCCTTTGCTGCATCATAATCTCCTTCATCTAACAAGTTGTTTGCTGCCATGTATTGAGAATGAAACAAACCCCTTAACTCAAAATCTAACAACCTCCAATCCGCTGCCATTTGATCCCGTGCTAATTCCGTATCACTTGGAACGGGCAATGCAATCAATTCCTTTTGCTGGATAGCTTGCAAGTTAGGAAGATCGTAAACCCAATTTTTTGTTATACTTACTCTGTGTGTTAGAGGGTCAAAAACTGGATCTTCTGCTACCGATTCTTCTAAGTAAATATAATCTTCTGGCAAATCATGCGGAAAAGTTTCACCGTCTTTATGCGGATGCTTTCTGTTAATTGGCAAGACAGGTTGCGCTTCAGAAATTTGATATAATGTGTATTTTTTCATTGTTGTTAGACTTTAATTCCTTCCATGAATACTTTCAGACCAGAAGCGGCTAAACCAGAATCTTGAAGCTCTACCGAGCAAATAATTTCATCGTTCTTGTTGATTAGATAGTTAGCCGCTGCCCCTGCAAATACACTCGTTTCCCCGTTGTGTGTTCCCGCTGGAATTGCAAGATCAGTTCCTAAAATCTCAACTCCCTCTGCCCTTATGTTGAGGAACAAAGAACTAACAGTTGGAAAGTCATTTACAGTTGCGTAAACCCTAGTAACTCGAAAATCAAAAGGGCAATCAAATTTTATTTTGTCTCCCGCTTCTATTGGAAAGGTTGTTTCATCAGAGCAAGCAAAGCCTAAAGTCTCGTAAACGTATTCCCATTCTGAAGTATTGTTACCTTGCTCTTGCAAGTATTTGATTCCTTCCGTTTCTCCTGTTGATAGAACTGCCGTTCCCTCTGGAGTGTGGGGGCTTGCTCCGCTACCCGCTCCAGCCGCTCCAAATTTAGAAGCGGAAATAAAAGTAGTATTTGCAGAGTTTAAATCTGTCTCTCCTTTTTTAACGATAATGTAACCTCTGAATAATCCGTTAGCTGCAATAGAACTTTCAGTTTCATAAGCCTCCGTTCCTATTCCCGCTATTGCATCTGCTAAAGATCCAAACTCTTCCCGTCCCCTCTGGATAAAGACATTGTTAGAAATGAAACTGTAAACCCTTTGAATACTCCATCTGTTTGCGGTAGGATTTCCAGAAATTAAGGTTAATCCGTTTGCACCGTCATCTAAGTTGTTAGGGTCAATTACAGTCTGGTTAAGATCTGTATTTCCAGCGGAATATCTATAGCCGAAAATAACAGGAGCAAGTTGAGGTAGAATTTTGTTATGTGGAGATAATGGGGAAACATCGTAGTTAGATCCCATTTTAAATATTTCACCCTCATCCTTTTCGATTGCCATTGTTGCCAATCCGTTAGGCATGAACTCATTTCCAGATAGGTTCAAA